ACCCTAATTGGCCTATCTGTGATTTCAGATAATTGTAATTGTACTCTGGCCAACCATTCTTCTTGTGTTATACCGTGTATAAATCTACATACAGTTGGTGATGAAGGACATAATAGAATATGGTCACCACTATCTCTCCAACCTTTAAACTCTACATCAATACCTTGTTTTTGTAATACATTCCACCTGTCTGGTGATGCACTATGCATACGAATTGTGTGTATATTACCCTTACATATTCTAAAATATGTTGTGTCATAGTCATTGATTTTAGGTTCTGGATATCTTGTAATCTGATTGGTCAAATAACCAACATCTACATACCACCACTCTTCTCCGTTCGCCTCACACTGGTTTATTTCAGATATATTCTTACCTGCTAAACCCCAAAAGAAGTGTACATTTTTACCATTATCTTTCCAACCTTTTTCTATGGCTGGCCAGATTTTATGAGATAAGCATTTATCCCAAGCTAATTTGTGAGTAATAATCATAATGACCTATAAAGTTATGTTTCCATGTTTCATCTGAAGCACAATACTCTTTAAATCTTTTGAGTGATAATGCCGTTCTTTGTATATCGTATATATTATAATAGTTTTCTTTTAACCAACCATACAGTTGTTCACTTGTATAATCATAGTTTTCTAAATGTACATCAGCACATTCAAAGTAAATAATTGGTCTATTCTTATATAGGGTCATTTCTGCACCCATTAGAGTATATAGTTCATTGCCCTCTACATCTATTTTAATAAAACCTACATTATTAAGTTCAAAACTATCAAGTGTTTTTACATCTACTTGTATAGTTTCATAAACTGCATCTCTTTGTTTTTTTAAACCTGACCAACCTTTTTTTTCTACATCAATGTAAAATTCAGATTTGCCTTCATAATTAGATAATGCAACATCACCTTTTCTTGGTTCAAATTGTTTAATCTTTAGATTAGGTAATTTATCGTTTAGCTTTTTAGACCATGCACCGTATTTGGAGCCAATATCAATGGCTAATTTAGTGTCATCTATCTGTGTTGCCAAATAGTCAAATATTATTTCGTCTGGATGCACTTTGTAACCTATCTATATCTTCTTTTGCTCGACCACTTCTAATCTCACTATCTGTCCATTGATTGGCCAATAAACTATCAATCCAATCTGTAGTCAAATCATCATTTCTTTTGTAATCTTTTTCAATGTCTTCGTAATTAATACTTATTGGTTTACACATACTAACATTTTCACACACAACGGGTATACCTTGCATATGTGCTTTAATACCTACTGTTGATTGATGAGTAATCACCACATGTGCTTGTTCCAAATCTTGTTCTAATGGTGTTTCACTTGTTTTTTCTCTAATTATAAAATCTCTATCTGTATATTTTTTTATCTTATCACCAATAGTTAACTTCCAATGTTTTAAACTGTGTATATTATAATATCTACACACTGCTTCTGTGGGTGGTATAATTAAAATCTTACCGCCTTTTCTTTGATTTGAAAGTTCTGGTAAGTTATTTTTATATTTTACTATTCTGGTTCTGTCTGCACCATTCAATTCTGTAATATAGTTTAAATTTTCACCATTGATAGTAATACGATATTGTCTTCTTTGTAATATAGGGTGTGGTCTATGGCCTTCAGCTTTAAAGAAATATGCATGGTCAAAATAATAATAGTTTTGACGGTGTGTTTTACATGCCCATAGTATTTTTTCTGTACCTCTTAGAATACCAAATACAACACTATCTGGTTTTTCTTCTAGCCAATGATTGTGATTGTAACCTGCCCACCTTGTTAATTCAAAAGGGTTTACTGCATGTATGCCATCTCTATGTAAAGGCCTAAACCATGTACCACCTGCTGATGTTACAAAAGGTTCTATAATTTCATCTGTTACTCTTCTTGTACCAAAACCAACAATCATCACTTCATCGCTTCTTCATAATTTATAAACCAATCTTGTGAATAATCACAGTCTTTATAATCTTCAAACCAAGGTCCACCTTTTGTATAATGTACATTTTTTACATCATCTTTAAATTCATACTCACCTACTAACCAATTCCACTCTAAAGGCAAGTCTCCGATAAGGTGGTCGCCTTCCAACCACTTAAATTGATGTAGTTCTAAACCACTTGCCTTATTTACATAGTCAGGTGTTAATGTTGTACATTTCTTACAGTTCATTAACATAAAACTTGACCAGTTCTTTTTAGGATAGGCCGTCTGTACTTGACCTAAAAACTTTGTCTTTTCTTTAGGCACATAATCATGTTTACATACTTGAATTGCTTTACTATCATCTCTCATTCTCCACAGTTCTGCAACATCTTCAAACATTAACATGTCACAATCCATAAACAATGCCCAGCCTTGGTAGTTCATCAAGTGTGGTATCATAAATCTACTAAAACTAAATTCAGTTGATGATAAGTTATTTCTTTCTCTTACAAAATCATCTTTTAAATTGTTTAATGCAATTGGTGTAATTGCCACAGGCTTTGTACTATTTTGAATTATACTATGTGATAGCACATTATAGGCCACTCTTTCCTTATTATCGTAGCCAATAAAAATATTAATCATTATACTCTCGCTTCTGGACTTCTCAATGTTTTCTTTCTACTTGGACCTTTTACATGGTCGTACACAGTCCCTAGTACCGACCTGGCCTGAACATGACCACCCTTGTTGTCGCCTATGTTATGATTTTTAGTACCACGCACCTCTTCAAATTCTTTTCGTGCATAATCCCAAATAAAACTATCGTGTTGTTCTTTTAATTTGTAAATAGTGTCTTCAATATAAAGTTCTCTCATGTATTCAACATAATCTATTGTGTCTTTATGTTTTTTATTAAAGTATAAGAAACCACATTCACTGTATTGTGTGCCTCTACCTAAGTAAGTCATCATACAATCATCTCTATGTAAATGTTCTTTTACCCATTCAGCATCAATAGGTTTATAAAAGATACTATCTGCATCTATACAAATTACACCGTCATAATCTTCAGTGTTTCTTACAAAGTCTGCATATGAAAATACTTTATAACTAAATCTAACACCATCATATAAAAAACTTTCTGGTTTATCGTCTTTATGTCTGTTTACAAATTCTTCAGCCAAAGGTTCTTCGTCAAATATACTACGAACCACTAAACTTGTATTTGGTATATCTAACATATCTTCACTATACACATGCAAATCAAATGGCCAGTTATAAGTTTCAAAAAACTTATGGCCGTATTGTTTATATAATTTTTTGTTAAGAGTTGTTACGACTGCTATATTCATCTCTCACCTTGTTGTAAAATTTATTATTAAGTTCTCTATACTCACCTTTCATATCAGAATAATCAATTTTTGGTTTATTTAAATTAAAACTATCTTCTTTAAAGTAATGTGGTTTATGTTTAAATGTGGATAATTTACAATCATCTTTCTCAATAAAACAATGTACATTTTTATTTAATAACATTGCCCAATATGTGGCATGGTAACTATTTGTAATTATTGTTTCTGATTGATTAATAGTTCTAATCATTGTTTCAATATCATTTGGTTTATTTCTTATTTCTTTTCCTGGTAATACAGCAGGTAAACCTTTTATATTTCTTTTGAAGTGATGTATAATAGTTGTTTCGTATTTAACTTCTTGTTCTTCGTCTAGTAATTCATGCATAACACTAGCACAAGGTACAAATTCAAATTTAGCACTAGGATAATCTGTTAAGTATGTTCTTGTACCAATAAACTTATAATGGTCTGTTAAATGGCCAATAATCTTATTATCTTGCAAGTTGATACCTGCACCCCAAACTATATTTAATGGTGCATTTGCCCATTGTGTTATTTTAATATTATGATTGTACCATTTGTCAGATACTAGAATATCACCGCCACCTGTTACATGTGCTTTAAATTCACCATTTAAAACTTCATCACTTTTAAATACATCACAAGTTTGATAGTATCTGTCTAATAGGAAGTATTCTTTAGGTGTAGAATATAAGTCACCTGGATTTTGTTCATCTATTCTATGCGAATATAGTATCATCTAAATCTTTCCAGTTTCTAATATTATATTTCAAGTTTTCTGCTTTTTTCTTTTCTGTAAACCAAAGATTGCCATAGATTTGTGTTCTTTGTGTTTTGTTGTGGTCGTAATGAGCTCTAACTGCGTGTAAGGTATCATCAGCAGGTGCAAACATTACAATAGAATTATTTTTAGTTTGTGTCTTTACAGTTTCACACCAAGACCAAGGCACCCAACATCTTTCTTCATCTGTATCTCTCCAGAAATCATAAATCTTTTCATATTCTGGTTTAAATTTACAATAATGTGTGTGTATGTTTAATATATCAGAATTTTCAGCTGGATTAATGTTGACCATATATGTCAAGCATTTACTTCTAATATCTGGATGTGGACTAATTTCGTAACCATCTAAGTATTTTTGAATAGCAGTTTCTACTCTTGTTTTGCCTTCTCTATCAAATTTCTTTTTGATTACATCATGGAATTCTGGTGTATTTAAAAAGTCAACTAGTTCTTTTAAAAGGTCATCTTTATAAGTTGTCATTCTCATTGACATACCAATACCTTCTAAAAGGCCATGTGTAAATGTTTCTTTCTTGTTGCCTTTGTACCACTTAACATATTTTTGTATATCTGAGGTACAACCAGGAAATGTTACTGGATTATAACCTTGTTCTGTTAGTTCTGAGATTAGGTCATCAATACCATTACACTCTCTAAGATTGATTTGTGGTGTATTGATGATATGATTAAAATGTTCGTCACTAAGAAAGTTCTCAATGTAAATATGTTTGAAAGGAACACCTACAAAATCAGCATTATATAATTTATCTACTAAGTAATTAAACTGCGACATTTGAACCTACCTTTTGTATAAAATAACTATCTGCAATGTCTGATATAGGGTTACCTACTTTTTCTGTATCAAATATTTGTTTCAAGTTTATTTTAGTTTCTTTAACAAAGGCCTCATACATCATATCTTTATCTGCGTTACCTTTGCCTGTTGCACCTTTTTTAACCACACTAGGTACAACTGTATCATATGGTATTTTATTTTCTTGTAATCTATATTTAAGTATGCCACAGTTTTCAGCAATTTGAAAGATACCTTGGCCTTTAGAACCAAAAGAGTATCCTTCAATATATACTTGCTGTTGTTTGTGAAAGGTATCTTTGAGAATATCAAATACCCAATCGGATATTTGACTAAATCTTTTTATAGGTGTATCGTATTCTTGGTGTTCATAACCTATAATATTTTTGGCCATTTGACCAATATATTTTTTCTTACTAGTTAAATAGTAAAACATCAAATCACCTTCATCATTTATACAAACTGCCGGACTTGTTAAACTATAATCAATTCCAACTATCGTCTTCAGTTTGTTCGTTTGTCCAAATTTCTTCATCTTCTTCCTGTTCAACTTCATATCCACAAAATGGGCAAGTTAACGGCTCTAAATCTTGCTCGTCAATATCCCATTGTACGGTATATTTAGTTTCACAGGAAGAACAGTTTTTTATTCGTTTTTCATTCATTATAATTTAAATTTCTTAAATTGGTCCTTCTTCACATCTTGTTTAATACCACCAATAACATAACTTTCAATTTCTGTTTCTTGTGGTGCGTTTTGTGTAGAACGACTATTTAACCAATGGTCGACCCACGGTAATGGGTTTGTTTTTTGTTCGTACTGAGGTGTTAGGCCTATCGCTTTCATTCTTCGGTTCGCCATGTACTCTACAAATTGGTGTAACAGTTTTTCTGATAAACCAATCATACTTCCTTTGGAAAATAGATATGTTGCCCAACGCTTTTCCTCCTGTACAGCTTCGTCATACATTGTATAGACTTCTTTCTCAACTTCTTTTCTAATCTTCAGCATGTCTTTGTCATCATTCTTATCATGCCAGTTATTGATAACTGTTTGTGACATAGCAAGGTGTTGACTTTCATCTCTTGCAATAAATGAGATAATCTTTGCTGAACCTTCAAGTAGTTTTAATTCACCAAATGCAAATGAACAAGCAAATGAAACATAGAACCTTAGGCCTTCTAAGATATTTACTGTTACCATTGCTAGATACATTTTCTTTTTCAGTTCATACATATCAACACTATTAGCATCTAACGACCACTTGTAACCATTTTCAATTAAGTCATCATAAGTCTTAGTAATAGACTTCGACCTTTCTTGGATTTTGTCATCACCCATAATCGTGTCAAATACTTCGCTAGGGTCAGAATACAAGTTTTTAATGATGTATGTATAACTTCTACTATGAATGGTCTCAATAAAGTCCCATGTTACAATACAGCCTTCTAATTCTGGTAACGATACAAATGGTAAAAAGGCCAAACATGGACCTCTACCTTGTACACTATCTAACATAGTTTGATACTTTAGATTTGATGTAAAGATAAACTTTTGTTGGTCGTTTAACTGTAAGTAATCGTTTCTATCTTTTTGTAAAGATACTTCTTCAGGTCTCCAAAAATAACCTAATTGTTGTTGATTTAATTTGTCAAAGATAGGATATTTCATATCGTCATATCTTTGTACTTGTAATTCAGGACCAAAAAACATTGGTTGTTTTGTAAAGTCCATATTCTTTTCTTTGTTCAGCACACTTCTCATTCGTTTTCCTCTTTCAGCTCATAAAAAAATTTATCATCATCACCTGCTGTCCACTTTTGGTCACCTTCAACTGAAAATTCTTCAGTGGACACTTTAAAGTCTGGAAACTTAACTTCACTTGGCGTCAATGACTTGTCAAAGAACAATACTCGATTGTTCGGTTGGGCTGCAAAATGCCCATTTTCCAGTTTTAAAATATTGAAAGATTTATGTTGACTTGGTATTTCACTATAAGTCACATTTCTTTCTAAGTTGGTACTATTTGCATTGTCTATTGTAAACATATACCAACCTTTATACCAAACTTTGTTTGGCGATAGATACTTTACTCTATTGCCACTCATCATTTGTTTTTCTACAACTGCTAGGTCATAACTAAAACAATCCCACAGTTGCAATTCTGTTAAAGGTATATCACCTTTAAAATCTTTTTTCCACACAAAGGCGGATATAGGTAACTTATCATACAAAGCGCCATACTCAGGCAAATATGTTTCAAAATATAACGCTCTACCTTGTATAGATTTTGCCGTTACCCAAACACCTTCAACTAATTCTCCATGACCTTTTTGGCCATCATAAAGATATTCTTTTTTGACAAACACATCTATATGAGGTAAATTTACACATAGGTAAGCCATTTACACTCCTTAGATTGTACAACTATCACAAGCTTCTTCATCTTGTTCAGTTGGTGGTTGTTGTTCTTCAACATTATCTTTCCAACCAACAGGATGTGTTGGCTCATCAATATCTTTCTTAGCGTCATATGTATTCTGATAATAAGAAGTCTTCCACCCATACTTGTAGGTGTTTAACAAGTCTTGTGCCATTGCTGATACAGGTACTTGGTTGTCTTCAAAATGTTCAGGATTATATGACCAATTGCCAGAAATAGCTTGGTCAAAGTATTTCTGCATAACTGCAACGATATTTATATATCCAGTATTGTCTGGCATATCCCATAACAAAGTATAGTTATTCTTTAAAGTTTGATACTGTGGTACAATTTGTTTTAGAGTACCTTTCTTAGACTTTTTCACACTTAAATAATCTCTAGGTGGTTCAATGCCGTTTGTAGCATTAGAAACCACACTAGAGGATTCAGATGGCATTTGAGCTGTTAGTGTGCTATGTCGCAGCCCATGTTTTTTAATATCTTTCCTTAGAGCTTCCCAATCGTATTTGAAATCTGGTTTCACCAGTTCATCTACTTCTTTTTTGTAAGTATCTATAGGAAGAATGCCATCGGAATATTTGGTTCTGTTAAAATATTCACAAGCACCTTTTTCTTCAGCAAGTTCATTTGAAGCCGCCAATAGATAATATTGGAATGCCTCAGTTAACTCGTCAACTAATTTTAATGCATCTTTATCACCGTATTTAACTTTGTGTCTTGCTAGATAATGTGCAAGTCCAATGTAACCGATACCTAAACTTCTTCTTGCCTTTGTAGAAATTTCAGCGGCTCTAACAGGATATTTTTGATGGTCAATAATTTCATCTAAACTTCTTACTGCAAGTTCACATAATGGTTCTAATTCTTCTACACTATTAATTTTACCAACATTGATTGCACTTAAAATACATAACGCAATCTCTCCTTCTCCATCAATGTGTTGAATAGGGTCTGTAGGTAATGTAATCTCCTGACACAGATTTGACATGTAAACTCTATCTTTAAATGATGAGTGAGTATTACAATGGTCAATATTCATAATATAGATACGGCCTGTTTCGGCTCGTTCTTTTAACATTGCAAAGATTAATTCTTGTGCATTGATTTTTTTCTTGTCAACACTTGTTTTTCTTTCGGCGATTTCGTAAAGTTCATCAAACTCTGGTGTACCCCATGCTTCATACAATTCAGTTACTTCGTGTGGTGAAAATAAAGTTATATCTTCATCATTAATAAATCTTTCATAAAATAGTTTAGATAACTGAATAGAGTAATCTAGTTTCCGTACTCGGTTGTCTTCCGTTCCTTTGTTGTTTTTGAGGACCAAAATGTCTTCAATTTCTTTATGCCAAATTGGGAAATGAACCGTAGCGGAGCCTCCACGAACACCATTTTGAGTACAGCACTTAACTGTTGCCTCAAACTTTTTGAGAAACGGGATAACTCCTGTGTGTTGTACCTCGCCGCCTCTAATTCGGGAATTGATGCCTCTAATCCTACCTGCGTTGATACCAATTCCAGCCCTTTGTGCAACATAATTACCAATAGCCATATCACTACTGAAAATAGATGGAAGAGTATCATCAATATCAACAAGCACACAACTAGCATACTGGCGAATAGGTGTTCTAACACCAGCCATAACCGGGGTAGGAATGTTGATTTTAAACCTTGAAATTGCGTCATAATATTTTTTAACATATGTCATTCTATGGCCATTTTTGTAGTCTTTGAAAATAGTAGCCGCAATTAACATATACATAAACTGAGGCGTTTCAAAAACTTGACCATTGCTCCTATCTTGTACTAAGTATTTGTCAATGACCTGTCTTAAACCAGCATAAGTGAAATCATAATCTCTTTCGTGGTTAATCCAGTTCTCCATTCTGTCGAAATCTTTTTTGTCGTACCAATTTAAGATTTCGGGGTCGTAAACACCTTTTTCTACACCAGCTTTTACATGGTCATAGATATGTGGGTGGTCCCACAATTTACCCATAACTTGTTTTCTCAATGCAAATAAAAGCAATCGAGCTGCAACAAACTGGTAATTTGGGTGTTCTAGTGAAATTAAATCGGATGCCGACTTAATTAAAATCTGTTGAATTTCATCTGTGGTGATGCCATCATAAAATTGTAAACCTGAGTTCATCTCAACTTGTGATGCTGATACACCTGCAATATCTTCACAAGCATACTCTACCATTTCATGTATCTTTTCAATGTTAAGAGGTTCTTTTCCTCGACTGCCTCGTTTAACAACTTGTAATTGACTATTTTCTACCATTATTCCTCCTAACACTTCTTATAGTAACTTAATTTTGTTAATGCTTCAAGTTTGGCAAAGGTGTTGGTACTTATAATACTTTGTACTTCTTCTTTACTCATACCACTCACAATCATATCATTTACATCTTTGGATTGAATATGGTCTGGCCAAATCACTACATTATAATCTTTTTCTATCACATTGTACATTCTTTTAATTATCTCTTTATTTCTTGGTTCGTTATCAAATATATATGTTATCTGGTTAGCTGGAACACGGTCAAAAAACATATCTGCACCGCCCATTGCCAGACAATTATTCACAAACAAACTGTCAATAGGACCCTCTACAATATTAATAGGCAATTGTAGATTAACACGCTCAAGTCCATATATTTTGCGTTTACTTTCTTTTAATTTAATTGTTAAGTATTTTGGTTGTTCGTTACCAAATGCTCGACCTTGAAATGCAAATAGTTTGCCGTCATAGTCGAAAAAAGGTATAATCAACCTTGGATGGTCTTGTTTGATAAAAGGAAAAGTTTGAGGCTTAACCTTATTCACAAACGCCATAAATTTATCACAAAGATATAAGTTGTCATAATGTTCTTCAGGTATCTTTCTATCTTGTACATATTTAAGTACAGGATGTTCACCTGATAAATCACTAACTTTCGTTAAGTCATCTAGTATGTCAACCTTTGTTTCCTTTTCATCAAACTGAGGTTTGAAATCAAAGTCTAACTTAGGTTTTTGCGTGGAAGGGGCTGACCCTTTATATCTTTCCAACAAATACTGGTCATGTAGTTTAGGGTCTATAAATTTTAAAAAATTAGCTAAACTTTGACCTTCGCCACAATTGTGGCACTTGAAGAACATATCGTTCTTCACTCTATAAAAATATGCTCTCGCCTTTGTTTTGTTCTTCTTGGAATCACCACAATGTGGACACCTGAAGTTGTACAGATAGTCGTTTTTTCTCTTAAACTGCGACAATCTGGCAGACATATTATTAATAAATTTTAAATCAATATAACTCGACATAGCAAACTCTAATATACATTAAATCACATCATTTGTCAAGCCTGAAAAACTTCCAGGCGTAAAAATTACCAGAGAATTTTCAGCGCTGTTTTTTCAACAAAAACGCACCAGTCCTCAGGCTACGAAAGCATCTGGATTATGTGTGCAAAATTCCTTGATAGTATGAAACCAACAACTATAGCGCCACCCATAATAATCCATCTGTATTTCTCTAGTATACCAACTCTGGCCCCAATGTCAAGCTTAATTGACTTGATTTCGATAAGTAATCTTTTCTCTACATTCTGAATTTCTTTATGTAAGTCTTTATACACAGTATCAATTTCAGAAGCTCTTTCTTTTAACTTATCAAAGATAATTTCATCTATCTGTTCTTGTCTGGAGATTTTTTCTTCGTGGACAGCCAACATCTGTTTAATAGATGTAGATACATCTGTTAATTTATCAATAGCAACATCTAATCTGCTATTAAGATTATTAACATTTTCTATGTCTTTTTTAAGACCTGCAATTTGTACTTTGAGGTCTGTTGTGCCGTTAGTTTCTGCCATTACTCTCTCTTTATGATAACATACAATCTCTTTTGGAGACGGATAGAAAACGGTCTCAATTTCTTACTTGTCTATACACATAAGGTATACTAAACTAGATTGACCGTATATAAGTATTTATCAAATTTAGGCCGTCAGTTTAAGTGTTCCGCTTCTTAATTCTCTTTCCCTTTCCATTCGATAGAGTTTAGACATACATCTTCGTCTTCGTCTATCTTTTTGCTTTCTAATCTTCGCCCATTCTATACAGTATAATTCAAATTTATTTTGTTTTACTCTTCTAAATTGCTTGTTTACAAGCTTTCTAAGTTTCCTTAGTTCTAGTAATGTTAACAAATTTATCTCCTATAATTTATTAGAAAACATAATATAATAGATTGTATTTACCTCCTTAATTTATCTATATCCCAAAATTCTTGGGGTGTTGTGAATGTTTGTACCCACATTTTATGTGTCACTCTTGTATCATAATATATGTAGGTTGTCCAAATAATGGCTGATGTAATAATCAGACCACATATTAAAAAATATATTTTTTCTTTTGTACTGTAAAGTTCATACATCTACCTAGCCTTTCTTACTTACTAGTAGCCATATTAGATAATGGATTTTCTAATGCCTTTTTGATTTGTTCTTCAACTTCTTTTCTAAGTTCTCTTAAATCAGCGTCCATTTCTCTTTGTCTGTCTTTAGTGGTTCTTTCAACTTGTTCAATGATACCTTCAACATTTCTCACATCTGATTTTAAATCATTTTTAATATCTCTAACATAATCATTTGTTTGTTGAGATGTTTCTTCTATCACAGATAATCTTTTATCAAAACCACTTAAATCTGGTGCAACATAACTTTGTATTTGTGCTTTCATATCCAGATAGTCTTTATAAAATGTGAAACCTCCCCACAAAGCACCAACTAAAGAGGACAATACGGTAAGAACAAGAAACATTTTACCGCCTCTTAGTTTTATACCTGCAACTTCTATTTCTGTTGACATAGTTCCTCCTATTGATATTTGTAGTTATATTGTAAATCTGTTAATTCATCATGTAGTTTATCGTTAGCCAGATTGTATAGAACACTATAAGGGTCTTCTAACATCTTTTGGTCTTGGTAGATTCCTTCACTCAAATACCAATCTGCCAAGTCCTGATTTTGTTTTGCTTGATACTTTGCAAAGTTTTCGGTGTCTGCCAATGCAATCATCAAACCTAATTTTGTATCATTAATTAAGATAGCGTCTGTTGTAGATAAAATTTGTTGTAGAATTTTAGTAGCAACTTTTTGTTTTGCTTCTGCAACAGTTGTAGTTGTATTTTCTTTTTCATCTTTACTATCTTCTTTTTTATTATCTTTACTATCTTCTTTCTTTTCTTCTTTGCTTGATTCCTGTTTAGTTTCTGTTTTAGCAGTAGTTGTTTCTGTTTTAGTTTCAGTTTTAGTTGTAGATGTACTTTCTGATTTAGTTTCCATTTTTATTTCTACTTTTGGTTCAGGTGCAGCTGCCACTTCAAGTGGTTTAATTTCTGCAATCTGTTCAACTTTACCTGTACTATCTGCCATAGAAACATTTACGGTACCAGTAGGTGTAGTTTCTACTTTAACCTCAAAGGCCATAGTAGTACCTGAATTTGTTTCCATTTTAATCTCTATCTTTTGAGGTTCTTCAATCTTTATTATAGGTGTTGTAGTTGTTGTATCAGTACCAGGTTGTACAATTGGATTGTATGTTTGTGTTACCGTACTTTCTATTGTATCTAAAGATGATTGTATTGAATTAACAATTGTTTGTTCAATAGTTGTCAATACAGCCTGCATTTGGTCATATGTAACAGATACAGATGGATTATTAATAAGAGGTCCATACCAACCACCCCAATATCCATTGTCTATACCATAGAATGTTGAAATCAATTGAGTATTTTCACCGTAATTATTTGTACCTACATCTAAAGTTGTACTATAATTTTGTGTAGAGTAACCTACTGCCCAACTGGAAGTCTTTTGTGTATCCAAACCTGTATCGGGGTCAATAACCTTTAATGTAATTGTAAATGTATCTAAAGTACCACTTGTACAATGACCACCTATTTGATTTTCACAGGCATACACATCCGCACTACCTGTTACACTAAAACCATTTTGTATTTCAGTATTGGTCATAAAATCAGATAAATCATTTGTCCATTGTATTGAACCACCCGTATAATCTGTGTGTACATGGCCTGCACTGGTTGTACTTGTAGTATTTGTGTGGTCTAATATACCACCAGATGTTGTCTTATTTGAGTTTTGTAATAATAAATTATCTGTTGTAGTTTCTATAGTTTGATATGTTGTAGTAGTAATCTGTTGAGTAGTTGTTACATCTTCAAAAACTTTTTCAGTATATGTGTAAGTGTAGGTCTTTTCTTCAAAGTCACCAACTTGTTTTGTAGTTTGGTCTGTAAGAACGGAAGTCACCTCAACGGAAGTTACAACTCCGCCGTTAGGTCCTTTGCTACCTACTTGATATTGTTGGTCGTATGCTAGACTATAAGAGGAATAAAAGCAAGCCGAGAATACCAAGACCTGTACCAGTCTTAATAACTTTGTCATTTAACTCCTTCTCCTTATCAACCAGTTCATTTTCTTTCAACCATTTTTCATAGTCTGGTCTCATCTCTGGATTTTCAGCCCAAGCTTTTGCGGCTTCGATACCGATTTTGCCTTTGTAAGGGCAAGGAGTTCCTGCCATTTCCATTGCGTTAAAAACTCTTGCGTCCTGACAAAGCATAGAAACAGCTGCGACTTTCATTCCCATACCATATAATGCTCTGGAAAGTTTTAGTCTTTCACAATTCAAATCTGTTATTGTTGTACCACCTGCGATACCTAAAATCTGTGTTTGTACAGCAGCTGAAACACCAGTTGTACATACATCTTGGTTGTTTATCATTACATTAGGTGCTGAGGCTGTAGGAGGTGTCTTATCTACTGTGGTTGTACCTGTAACAGTAGATGATACGGTATTAGTTTCGGCCATTGCGACTGAACCGAATAGTAATACAGTTAAAATTGTTAGTAATGTTGTTAGTTTTTTCATTGTTACCTTGTAACCTATGTGTTTTTTTACAAAAAATTACAAAGTCAATGTTTAATTTAAATTCGATTATTCAGTATTATTTATAAGTGTTATTCTTTAGTTGTATCTTCGGACTCATAATATTCTTTATATTTGTCAATAATATCATTTTGTATCTTTAATTGATTTCTAATACGAGCAAAGTTCTTTGCTATCAATTGATAATCATTATCTGTTAGTCCAAATAATACGGGGTCTAAACCTTGTTCTTCCATCTTTTTAAATACTTCTTCAGCATTTTCAGATGTAACAATAATCCATTGTATCTTCTCCATTTGTAATGGAGTAGGCTTCTCTAATGCTAGAGGTTGTCTTTTAACTTCTTCCTTAAAGATAGATAGTTCTTTTACACCAGCACAACTAGTAAGGAATATAGTTAGGGTTAGCAAGACTAGGACATTCAGTATTGATTTCTGATTTCTTAGTAGCATTCATCTCCTCCTCAGTTAACGGTGACCCACTTGCAATTTCCATACATCTAGCAGCCTTGTCACTAGCTTTGTTAATAATTCTTTCAATGACCTTACTCTTTTCTATGGCCAGTTTACCAATATCTCTATCTTTTTTATTAAATCTT